CACAAAAACGCATCTCCGCATATTCGAAAGGACTGGGTGAAACCCATGGGAGGACCTGCACCGACCCCTCTAGAACGCAAGAGGGCCCGTGGTAACCCGGGCAAGCGTTCGATCCCGGACGCCGGCAAGACGATCGCTTTAACTGGGATTTCTGTGGCTGATTTGCCTGTGACTTTGAGGGCGACTGGTCGTGATTTCTGGCTGAAGTCGGTTGATGTCGCCGGTGGTTGGTTGTCGGGCTCCGATACGAAGTTATTGCAATTGGTGGCGGAGGCGTTGGACCGCCGCGATCACCTCGTGAGCACTCTGGACAGTGATGGTTGGACGGTTTTGACCAGCGCTGGGTACCCGTATAAGCATCCTTTGGTTGGTTCTTTGAGTGATTTGGAGAAGCAGATCGGGCAGTGGCTTGCTCAGTTGGGCATGAATCCGACAGACCGCTCGCGTCTTGGTGTCGCTGAAGTTAAACCGAAGGGCACGCTGGAGTTACTGCGCGAACGTGCGAAAACTGCGAATTAGGAGATCCTTGTGGATGCTAAACAAATTGAAGATGTGATGTTCGCTGCTGTCGGCAACCCTGACAGTGGCATTTTGCGTGAGGTCATACCGGTTTTGGCTTTGGCTGTCGATTCGGTTTTGAACCCGAAAACGGAACTTGTGCAGCGGGTTGTCAAACCGGCTGAAACCCGGTAATTACCTGTGGCCAGCGTTAAGGGCTGGCCTCCTGCGCTTCTGACTCCTGTCCCTTTAGCGGATCGCAAGCGTGGCGACGGCCGGTTGATCACTGATTTCATTGAGGGGTTGTGTCCGCAGGTTAAGGATTCGGTTGGTGGGTTTGCGGGCCAGCCGTTGATTTTACGGCCGTGGCAGCGCCAGTTGATGGACCATGTCTACGCTCGCCGGGCTGACGGTCGTTACCGTCACAGGCGGGTATTGGTCGGTTTACCTCGTAAGAGCGGCAAGTCTGCTCTCGGTTCGGGGATGGCGTTGTACGCTCTCCTGATGGGTCCACGTGGTGGCGAGGTCTACTCGTGCGCGGCGGATCGTGATCAGGCTCGGATTGTGTTCGGTTCCGCTAAGACGATGGTGGAGCAGAGTCCGGAACTTTCTGGCGTGACTCGTTTGTTCCGTGATGCGATTGAAGTACCGAGCACCGGGTCGATTTACAGGGTCCTTTCGAGTGAGGCTTACACCAAGGAGGGTTTGAACCCTCATTGTGTGATTTTCGACGAGGTGCATGCTTCTCCGGATGATGAACTGTACAACGTTATGCAGTTGGCGATGTCTGCCCGCGTGGACCCGCTTCTGATCGGGATTACTACGCCGGGTGTTAAGTCGGACCGGACCGGGCAGGATTCGATCGCGTACCGTCTGTACCAGCATGGCGAGAAGATCGCGAAGGGCGAGGTTGACGACCCGTCGTTTTTCATGTCGTGGTGGAAGGCCCCTGACGAGTCTGACCATCGGGACCCTAAGATGTGGCAGGTCGCGAACCCGGGTTACGGCGATTTACAAGACCCTGAGGATTTTGCGGCTTCGGTGAAGTCGACTCCTGAGAATGAGTTCCGTACGAAGCGTCTTGGGCTTTGGGTGAATGCGCAGACGGCTTGGTTGCCGGCTGGTGCTTGGGATAAACTCCTTTCTGCGAGTCACCCGGACCACGAGGTCGAGGTGATTGTTGGGTTCGACGGTTCGTTCAGTGGTGACAGTACGGCGCTTGTCGGTGTGACTGTGGAAAACGTCCCGAGGGTTTGGTTGATTAAGACTTGGGAGAAGCAACAGGCTGACACAGACGACTGGCGTGTGGATATTGGCGAGGTTGAAGCCACGATCATGAACACTTGCCGTGATTTCAATGTGATTGAGGTTGTGTGCGATCCGTTTCGGTGGCAGAGGTCAATGCAGGAGTTGGACGCGGTCGGTGTGCCGATCGTTGAGTACAACAGCAGCAGCCCGTCCCGCATGGTACCGGCGACTGCAAAAATGTACGATGCTGTGATGAGTGGTAAGTTGGTGCACGATCACAACCCCACACTTGGCAGGCATTTGGACAATTGTGTTGTTAAGACGGACCGGCTCGGTCCGCGCATCACTAAAGAGCACCGCGCAAGTCCGCGCAAGATCGACGCTGCAGTGGCGCTCGTGATGGCTTTCGACCGTGCCACTTGGGTGCGTGAACAGGAACCGGTTATGCCGGTCCCGCAATTCTTTTAGGAGCGGATATGGCGACTTTCATGCAGGCAGCGGGTTTCTTGCTTGTCGCTGTTGGCGCTGGCTTGATTTATTTACCGGTTGGTTTCGTTGTCCTTGGGCTGGGTGTTGCCGCGTTCGGCGTGGCTATGGAGCGTGAGTAATGTTGGGTCGTCTTTTGCGTTCGAATGAGGAGCGCGCCATCTCGTACCAGTCTTTGTTCTTAACTGACCAGATGTTCACTGGCGCGACACGTTCAGGTGTGCCGATGAACTCGCACGAAGCGACGAAGATCGGGGTCGTTTACGCTGCGCTCCGCCTAATCACCGACTCGATATCGACGTTACCGGTTGACTCTTACATCCGTAGAGGTGAGCAGCGGTTCTCGCATCCCCGCCCGGATTGGTTGGATTACCCGGAACCGGATCGTGGGATCGGCAGGATCGACCACTTCCAGATGGTTCTGATGTCGCTGTTGATCGACGGCAACGCGTACGTGAGGAAGTTGTATAACGACCGTGGTGTGCTGGTTGCGTTGAAAGTCCTCGATCCGCTGAGGATCGAGCCGCGCATGGGCGCGGACGGCATGATCGCGTACGTCTGGGACTCTTCACGGGTGTTGACTCATGAGGAGGTCCTTTGGATTCCGGATCTTCTAAGACCGGGATCGATCAAAGGCATTAGTCGCGTTAACGAATTGAAAGAAGTGCTGGGTATCAGCCGCGCATTGGACGATTTTAGTGCTCGCTATTTCGGGTCTGGGACCTTGTCCAGCGGGATTATCGAAGTACCGGGCGACATGACCGATGAGCAAGCGGTCAGGTTGAAGGACCAATTCGAGAAGAACAGCAAAGGGCTGAAGAACGCACACCGACCTAACATCCTGAGTGGCGGTGCGAAGTTCCAGCGTACGACTTCGGACCCGCAACAAAGCCAACTGGTCGAATCGCGTGAGTTTGCTGTGATCGAGGTCGCTCGGATTTTCAAGATCCAGCCGGCGCTTCTCGGTGTGATGCAGGCTGGATCGATGTCTTACGCCTCAGTTGAGCAGCAGCACATTCAGTTCGTCACTTTGACGTTGCGGCCTTACATCTCCAAGATTGAGGAGCAATACTCGAGGCTGCTGCCCGGGGACGCGTTCCTGAAGTTCAACATGGAGGGTCTGCTGCGTGGGGATCTCGCGTCTAGGTACACGGCTTACAGCCAAGGGATACAGGCGGGGTTCCTGTCAATAAACGACATCCGGGCGCTGGAGGATCTGCCTCCGATCGATTCGGGTTCGGCTTCGGTTCCGCGTGTACCACTGGCTAACGTTGATCTGGCTGCGGCCAACATCGTCGAGACTGAAAAACGCGTAAGTATGGCAGTTCGTCTCATTAACGTCGGGTTCGACCCGGTTGGTGTGCTTGCGGCTTTGAACTTGCCTAGCGTCGACCACAGTGGTCTGCCGAGCGTCCAGTTGCAGGGACTACCTCAGATCATCGAGGCTGGAGTTGTTGGTGATTACGCATGACCGAAGGAGAAAACACGATGAAAGACATCGAGATAAGAACTTTACTGAGTGAAGAGATCGAACTGCGCGTGGCGGACGATTCGTCCGGGATGCAGTTTTCTGGTTTCGCCGCTCGCTACGACAAGCCAAGTCTGCCGCTTCCGTTCACTGAACGGATCGCACCCGGCGCTTTCACTAAGACGCTGCGTTCTCGCAACGACGTGCGGATGTACGTCAATCACGACGACCGGATGGTGCTCGGTTCCACCAGAGCGAAAACCCTCCGTCTAGAAGACCGCACTGAGGGGTTGTTCGTCGAGGGTGACTTACCGGACACTACTTACGGCCGTGACTTGTCGACGTTGATGCAACGCGGCGATGTCCGTACAATGTCGTTCGGTTTCAGCACGGTGAAGGACTCGTGGAGCGAGTCTGGGAACGAACGCACACTGCACGAAGTGAGGCTACACGAAGTCTCGATCGTCACGGGTGTGGCCGCTTACCCACAGACCACTGCTTCGGTTCGCAATTTGCAGATGATCGCCAGACGCACCAACATTGATGCTGAAGCGCTCGGCGACGCGATCTCTGCGTTGGAATCTGGCGACCCGTTGAGCGACGACCAAGCAGACCTGCTGCGCATGATGGTGGACCGGGCGCACGGCGTTAACGAGCCGGCGGCACCTGCCGAGCCCGGCGTCCCGTTGTCAGTTCTCTCAGCGAAATTAGACCTGTTCAAGAAGAGACTAGACAACATTTAATTTTCCACTTATCGGAGCCGATAGTGGTGCCGACTGCGGAGCCGCAGCGGGAATCAACCCTGCAGTCAACTAACAAGAAATGAGAAAACAATGTCGTATTTGCAACGTCTTATCGACGCGCAAAACTCCGACCTCCACACGGCTCGATCTTATATCGACCGCGCAGAAGCGGAAAAGCGTGAATTATCAGTAGAAGAGCGTACCGCTTGGGACTCTCTTAACAACCAAATCGACGAGCGTGCTTCTCACGTAGCCGACGTGCAACGTGACGAGCAGCGCAGCCGCGAAACCGCAGCAGCATCAGTTGATGCGCCTGAGGTTTTTGCTGAGGCACGCGCCACCGAGAGCCGTGACTCTGACGCGGACATCATCCGCAAGATGGCCACGGGCGAGATGCGCTCCTACACATTCGAGCGTCGCAACTTGAACACAGGCGACGACAGTCAAGTCGTTCCGCAGTCGTTCTACAACGTGATCCAAGAGAACCTCTTGTACGTTGGTCCGATGATGGACGCGGGTCTGTTCACTATGTTGAACACTGCCGGCGGCGAAGACATCAAGGTCCCAGTTGAGGCAACTCGGCCGTCAGGGACTGCAACAGCAGAAGGCGCAGTCTTCGGGGTTTCAGACCCGACGTTCACCAACGTCACTCTCCGGAGTCACAAGTTCAGCACTCTCGTTGTCGTTAGTCGTGAACTGTTAGAAGACACCGGAATCGACCTTGTCGGTTTCCTCGGTCGTCAACTTGGTGTCGCTATCGGCACAGCGGTGAACTCGGCGTTGACGTTGGGAACTGGAACTGTGGAGCCTCAAGGCCTCGCACCAGCGACTTCACTCGGCATCACCGGTGGGACTGCAGCGACGGTTGGTTCGTTCACTGCCGACAACCTGATCGACTTGGCGCATTCGATCGACACTGCGTACGCCATGCGTCCGCAGGTCGCTTGGATGATGAGCCGTGCTACCCTCGGTGCAGTACGTAAACTGAAGGACGGGCAGGGTGCGTACCTGTACACACCGGCGGACATCGTCGGTACAGTCAACCAGTTGCTCGGTTACCGTGTGGTTGAGAACCCGTACGTGGCTGCCATCGGTTCGGCTAAGAAGTCGGTCCTCTACGGCGACATGTCCTCCTTCCACGTCCGTCAAGTTGGCGGGATCGAAGTGGCACGTTCAGACGAGGCTTACTTCACCAGTGATCAGGTTGCGTTCCGCGCACGGATTCGCGTTGACGGTGCACTTGGCCAGTCTGCAGCGATTAAGCACTTCCTCGGCGGCACTGCTTAAGAGGAGATAAACCCCTGAGGGAGAACCGAGCGCAGGGCGGTTCTCCCTCAGGCTTCACCTTGCGGAACCCTGCGACCTGCGAAAGAGAGAACCCTGCGATGAACAGATCTGATCGACGGTTAATAGCCAAACAAAAATTAACAACCGACCCGTTAACTGCGGTTTGGTTCAGTAACGCGCCGTGGGCTCCAACCGGTTACGGCACACAAACCGCGCAAGCAGTGGCTAGGATGAAGAACGACGGGCACGACGTGGCCGTGATCGCGAATTACGGGCTGGAAGCGATGCAGACCCAGTGGGAAGGCATTAGTATCTACCCGCGTGGGTACGACCCGTACAGTAACGACGTCGTAGCGGCGAATTTCGCCGATTGGGGCCGCCAACACCCGAACGGTCGGCCGCATGTGTTCGTTTTGTTCGACGCTTGGACCTTAAACGGCCCACAATGGGACACGTTGCCTACTTCGATCTGGACGATGGTCGACCACCAACCGGTCCCGCCTGAGGTGTTGATCCGGTTGATGAAACCGAATATCACCCCGATTTCAGTGTCGAGGTTCGGGCAGAAAGAGATCGAACGGCACGACATCGAATCGCCGTACATCCCGATGGCGATAGACACCAAACTTTACAAACCCACTCTTTCTTTCGACAACGGTGGCCAACAACTGACCGGTCGGAAGTTGATGGGATTCGACGATGACGTTTTCGTCGTCAGCCTAGTGAACGCGAACAAAGGCGTCCTGCCCAGCCGTAAGGCTTGGGGCGAGAACTTGTTGGCTTTCAGTATCTTCGCCAGTAACCACTCGGACGCACGGCTGTACATACACACTGAGCGTTTCGGTAATGTCGGCGGCATCAAACTCGACCCGATAATTAAAGCGGTCGGGCTGGAAGACCACCAGTACAAGTTCGTTAACCAGTACGCTTTGCACTCGGGAATCCCGAACGAAGCGATGGTGGCGTTGTACACTGCGACTGACGTCTTACTGGCCAGTACCCTCGGTGAGGGTTTCGGGTTAACAGTGCTCGAGGCGCAAGCCTGCGAGACTCCTGTTATCGTCAATAACTTCTCGGCACAACCAGAATTGTTAGGCGAGGGTTGGTTGACAGAGGGCCAACCTTGGTGGGACCCAACACAGTTCGCTTGGTTTAGCACCCCGAACGTCCCGAGCATCGTTGACTGTCTGGAGCAGGCTTACCAGCGGGGCCGGGTGCGCAGTACGAAAGCACGCGAACACGCAAAACTTTACGACGCGGACAGGGTCTGGGTTGAAAATTGGCGTCCTTACTTGGCGGTTTTGTGATCCCGGTGATGGTAGTCCCGGTGTTGACCAAACCGGAGATCCTCTACCGGATGTTGGAGTCGGTCGATTACGAGGTCGGGGTTTTGGTTGTTATTGACAACGGCGCGTGCGTGAGTCGCCACGAGTTAGCGGGAATGAACAGAACCCACATCGGCCGCAGGCACCTTTGGAAGATGCCAAGCAATCTCGGTGTTGCGACGTCTTGGAACTTGGGTATTAAAGCGACTCCTTTCGCGCCTTGGTGGTTGGTGGTTAATTTCGACGTGGTTTGGCCCTCTGGATCGCTGGAAAAGTTTGTTGGTGACGCCGGACCCGACAGGTTGGTCTTGAGCGGCGGTGCGCAGCCTTGGTGTGTGTTCGCTATCGGTGAACAGGTCATCGACCGGGTTGGTCTGTTTGACGAGGGGATTCACCCGGCTTACTGGGAAGACGTCGATTACACGCGCCGTGCGGTTTCTCGCGACACCGTGATAATCAACTCCGGGGCCGGGCCGACTCACGTGAACTCAAGCACTCTTTCTTCTGGCTACGATAGCCAAAACGACCGGACTTTCCCTGAAAACGCCACTCGAGCCCAAGAACGAGCCTCCTCCGGCGATATGTCTAACGGGGAGTGGTCTCTCCGGGCAAGGAGGGCACTCTCGTGGGACTGACGTTGATCACGGGTGTTTTTGGGGGTCACGACTTCCTGAGGCCTCTCCCGGCTCTTCACGGTTTCGACGAGGCTGTTTGTGTCACGGACGACCCGACCTTGAGGTCCGAGGGTTGGGAGTTCATACTCGAGCCTCCCGGTGCCGATTCGAGGCGCACGGCCAAGCGGCCAAAGATGAACCCGTGGTTGTACACATCCTCGGACTCGACGGTGTGGATCGACGCATCGGTCCAGATCCACGACGGTCGGTTCTCGAGTTTCACACGCGAGCATCTCACTCGGGATGATTTTTTAGTGTGGGAACACCCAGAGGAGAGGAACTGCCTCTACCAAGAGGCCGATTACTGCCAAGACTGGCCCAAATACGCAGCGGAACCGATCCGCGAGCAAACCGCCGCGTACCGCTCCAGCGGGATGCCAGAAGGCTTCGGCCTCTGGGCTGCCGGTACAGTTGGCATGAACCGGACCGACAAGGTCGTCGAGTTCGCCACATCTTGGATCCAACAAAACTCGGTCTGGTCGTACCAAGACCAGATCAGCCTCCCGTACCTCGTTTGGATGACGGGTTTCCCGGTCGCCACTTGGGACGCACACGAACTAAACAACGACATGATCACCTTCCACCAGCACAGCAGGAGCGACTAATGGCAATCACCAACGGGTACTGCACGCTGACACAGATAAAAGCGGCGGTCCGCATCACCGACGCAGTGGACGACTCCCTGCTTGAGATGGCAGTGGAAGCAGCAAGCCGCATGATCGACTCCGAGTGCGACAGGAACTTTTACACTACTGGGACCGCCACGCGGGATTACGTCCCGATCGACCCGTACACTGTCGACACGGACGACTTGACCAGTATCGCCAGCATCAAACTGGACGACACCGGTGACCTCGACTTCCAAATCACTCTACAAACGAGTGACTTCCAGACCGAACCGGTCAACAACAGAGTGAGCGGCAACTACTTCCCGACCACTAGAATCCGGATGATCGGCGATTACCTCTTACCGATCTGGTACAACCAAGCGACGGTCCGCATCCAAGGGACTTACGGTTTCACACCACCACCGATCCAAGTGACCCAAGCCTGCGTGATACAAGCGAGTAGGATCTTCAAACGCCTCGACTCGCCTCTTGGTGTTGCTGGTTTTGGTGACATGGGTGCGATGCGCGTCGGCAAGACAGACCCGGACGTGTCCATGTTAATTCGCCCATTCAAGAAATACGCAGCAGCGTGAGCATCTCCGGGATGCGGACCGGGATGGCTAACAATCTGGCCACGATCAGCGGGCTGCGCACGGCACCAACGATCCCAGATTTGCCCAACCCTCCGGTCGCGATAGTCAAACCCAACTCGGTGAGTTTCGACACGGCTTTCGCACGCGGGCTCGACGAGTACGAGTTCAGCGTCCTCTTGATAGTGGGTCGTGCTGACGAACGCACGGCCCAGAACAAACTCGACGCTTACTGCGCTCCCAGCGGGGCTGGTAGCGTGAAGCAAGCGATCGAGTCCGACAAGACTCTCGGAGGCAACGCCTACGACCTCCGAGTGCGCGAAATGCGCAATTACCAACAAGTAGGTGTAGGTGACGTCATCTACCTGAGCGCAGAGTTTGTCGTTCAGGTCTTCGCAGAATAAAAGGAGCCACAAATGGCCAAGTTCATAGTACAAAACCCCGTGATCGAGTTCGCTGGCGGAACAGTCAGCGCTTCGGTCGCACAATGCACGATCTCACTCCAGTCAGATGACGTCGAAACGACCAACTTCGGGTCTGGCGGCTGGCGTGAACGGATCGGTGGTTTAAAAGGCGGCACGGTGTCGTTCGATTTCCATCAAGACCTAGCGGTGGCGAGTATCGACTCGACGTTCTACAGCAATCTTGGTGGGACCGTCCAAGTGAAGATCCGACCGGGTGGCACTGCAGCGATCGGTACGTCGAACCCGTCGTACGAGTTCGTCGCGTTAGTGACCGAGTACAGCCCGATCGATTCTGCCGTTGGCGATTTGGCGACGTTCAGTGTCTCACTGCCGATCACTGGCCCAGTCACACGCGGGACTGCCGCGTAACAATGAAACACTAACAAAGGAGTTCCTGCGATGATGAAGATCATGCTCGGAGTGCAGTACGTAGACGGGTCGGGTGCCGAGGTTACCGCTTCGGTGCCTGATTTCGTTGCTTTTGAACGCAAATACGACAAGCCGATTAGTGCTTTCTCGACTGACGTCCGGATCGAGTACATGGCGTTTATCGCTTGGCACGCGTTGAACCGCACCAACGAAACTAAACTGGATTTTGACGGTTGGCTTGAGACATTGGCCGAGTTGCGCATTGGGGAAGAAGAAGAAATCGTCCCTTTGGAGAGCAATCAATCCACTGGGTCCTGACTCATCTTGCTTACGAGTACGGGTTGGCCCCTAGTGTGATTGCGGCCGAGTCGCCGCGCACGATCGCCACAATGTGGCGTTACTTGCGTTGGAGGTCGTCCGAAACTAACAAACGAAACATGGGTAACTGATGGCTGGTTTCACGCACAGGGTCGTTGTTAAGAACGCCAAACAGACGATGGATTCTCTGGGTAAGTTCCAGCCTGACGCTGCTAAAGAGATCCGCAAGAGCATCAACAAATCGATTAACGTCGTCCGGGACGACGCCAGAGGTATGATGCCGAGTGGCCAAGCGTTCAGTGGGTGGGGCGCTTGGTCACAAGGCGGCCGTGATCTTTCTTACCGGAACGCGGCCAAAGGCATCCGTGTCACTAAGGCCAGCGCTCGCGCCCGTGGCGAAGCAGTCAGCAACTACATCGGTCTTGTGAACTCAACTCCGGGCGGTTCGATCTTCGAACTGGCCGGCAGGCGCAACTCGGCTGATGCGTCTTTCATGGCGGCGTTCGCTTCCAAGGGCTACGGCAGTAGCACCAAGGGCAACCCGAGCCGTGGCGGTGTTTTTAAGGCCTTCGACCAGAACAGAGGCAAGGCCGTCGCCGAGATTGAGGGCGCACTTAAGGACGCTGAACGCAGACTTCAGACGTACCTCGACAACGTGATAGGAGAGTAACGTGGCTGTTGTTGTCTCCTTCGTTGGCAAGTGGGACGGTAAAGACGTCGCTAAAGCGCAACGCGAGATTGGCAAGTTTGGTGACGAAAGCGGCGGCAAGATGTCCGCGTTCGGCAAGAAGGCCGGTGTTGCGTTCGCTGCTGTGGGTGCTGCTGCTGGACTGGCTGCGGTTGGGTTTGCTGCTTTCGCGATTAAGGGCGTCTCCGCTGCTGAAGAAGCAGCCACCGCTCAAGCGAGGCTCGACCAAGTCGCTAAGTCGATGGGGTTCGTCGGTGGTGCGTACGAAGGTGCGACAGTCCGGTTGCAAGATTACGCAACTGAGTTGTCTAAGCAGATCGCTGTTGAAGACGAATCTATCCTCGCAGTACAAGCCAAACTGGCCACATTCAAGAACATCGGCAAGACCATGGACGAGGCCGGTGGCGCGATGGATCGCGCTACGAAGGCAGCGTTTGATTTAGCGGCGACCGGTTTCGGCTCAGCAGAATCGAACGCGATCCAACTCGGTAAAGCGCTGCAGGACCCGATTAAGGGGATCACTGCTCTGGCACGCGCCGGTGTCACGTTCACTGAGGGTGAGAAAGCAAAGATTAAGGCTCTAGTCGAGTCTGGTAAGGCCGCCGAAGCGCAGGACATGATCCTGCAAGCATTGGAGAAACAAGTCGGTGGTGTCGCCCAAGCGACGGCCACTGCCTCCGAAAAGATCAAGATCGGGTTCGGTGAACTCCAAGAGTCTGTTGGCACGGCTCTGCTTCCGGTCTTCAACAAGATCGCAGACACGTTAATCCCGATCATGGAGGACCTGCAAGAGCCTCTGGCGGAGATCGCCGGTGTGATCGGTGGTGCTCTCGCTGAGGCGTTTGACGCTATTGCTCCAGTGATCCCGACCCTCGCTAAAGCGTTCGCTCAGGTCGCTGGGGTTGTCGGTGGCGCCTTGGGCGCGGCCTTATCCGCGTTGATCCCGGTGTTGACACCAGTACTGAACACTTTCGCTGATTTAGTCAACAAAATCGGCCCGCTACTCGAGCCACTGCTGGACAAAGTCGCTGGTTTGCTGGCCAACCTCTTGAGTGCCGTAACCCCTCTGATCCCACCACTGATGGATTTGGTGTTCGCGATCCTCGAGGCGTTGGCACCGATCTTGGATATCGTCGTCGATGTCCTGATGATTCTGGTGGACGCGATCAAACCAATCATCAACGCGGTCCTTCCGTTACTCCCCGCTCTTTCCTCTCTCGCCAAACTCTTCGGTCAGGTCCTAACCCCGATCCTGCAGGCCCTCACGCCAGTGATCGAGATCCTAGCCAACATCCTGTCTGATGTCCTTGTGCGTGCTGTCGGTCTGATCATGACCGCGTTGGGGTTCTTAATTATCGCGATGTCGAAAGTCGCTCCGTTTATCCTTGAGAACGTAACCAAGCCCGTCGTGGCTGCGTTCCTAACCATGGCGGAGAACGTAGTTGGCGCTGCAGCGCAGATGTTCAGTTGGGTTCCCGGGTTGGGTGACAAACTGAACGAGGCAAAAACCTCTATTGGCCAGTTTAAGATCGACGCCGAGAAATCCATTGGGACTGCTGCCGACACTATCGGCAAAGAGGGCGCACGGATCGGCCAAGAACTCGTCGACAACGGGGTCAAATCAATGACCAACCCGGAGGCAGTCTCTAAAACTAAAGCCGCCGGGGTTAGTGTTGGCACTAACCTCTCCAAGGGTATGATTATCGGTTTCAAAGAAAACCGCACTGCGGTAGAGGAAGCGTCGAAATCGACAATGAACGCTGCCGCTGCTGCTGCCCGTGCTGCCGCTGGTATCGAGTCTCCTTCGAAGGTGTTCGCGGAGATGGGTATGAACCTTGCCAAGGGATTGGTTGAAGGATTAAAGGCCGGCGGTGAGGAAGTCCGCAAGGCGCTGCAGGATTCGTTCGTCTCGTGGTTTGCTGAGACTAAGGACAAACTGAAGAGCGAATTGACCGACGCGAAGGCTGCGTTTGCTGATTTTGCTGCTTCTGTCTCCCAGTCGGTCGTCTCCGTGGTTGATTTCGGTTCGGCGATGTCTGGTGGGGCTGGTCGCGCTAAGTCGATCGCTGACGCACAGAACGCACTAAGCAAAGCACAAAACGAATACAACAAATCGTTGGCTGAAGCGAAAGAGGGCGACGCCGCTCCGAGCCGTGACGTTCTGACCAACGCCGAGAGTACCC